TTATAAGTGGGACTTTTGATACCCTTAGTGACAGTGCTGGAGTAACCGCAACAGAGTATGTCTGGATTAGCGAGGGCACACACCAGGCCTGGCACCAAGTGAAATAAGAAAGGAAAGAGATGAAGAAATCGGAACTTAAGAATATCATTAAAGAGTGTGTTAAGGAAGTGATTTTCGAAGAGGGGGTTCTCTCTGGAATTATCACAGAAGTAGCTCAAGGGCTGTCAACTTCGACAACAGTTAATCCGGTGCTTGAGCATGCTCACCATAAGGCACCTCCGCAAGCAACAAAACAAATGAAAGATTCCAAAAGAAGAGTATTGGATGCTATTGGCGGATCTGCTTACGAAGACGTCAAAAATAAATTTTCAAACCCTCAGTTGTTTGAGGGCACAAGACCAATACCAGAGTCTGGAAAAGGACCGCTCGGCAGCGTGGCCCCAGGGGACTCTGGGGTCGATATAAGTAATTTACCAGGGATGAGCAACTGGGCAGCAGTTGCCGCCAAAACAAGAAAGTAAAAAAATGAAAAGACAAAGAAAGAATAATTTTTCAAAAAATATAAATGGATGCATAGTGGTTACCGCCCAGGAGTGTGGGGATAACGCTGACCGAATGGTTAGGAAGTTTATCAAGAAGGTAAAAAAAGAGGGTGTTATTGAGGAATACAGAGCAAGAGCCCGATATAAAAAACCCTCTGTGGTTAAATCCGAAAACAAAGCTAAGAGACAAAGAATCATCGATAAGGTCAATAAGGATAGGACCGAACTAATTAATCCTAGCACCAAAAGACTTGCTAAAAAGACTCGGAGGAGAAAATAATGGGTAGAAACGCTAATTGGGGAACCCCTGGGGTTAACAACGTTGGGTCGTATCAGATGGCCGGGCTGCCATATCTCTCTGGAACTGACGCCCTCGGCGCAGGCGAGGAAGATCCCCATTCTTTTGATCCTATCGCAAAATCTGTCACTGTCATAAACCACGGTGCCCACGCACTAAGAGTTGCCTTTGCTCCCTCGGGCGCAATGAATACTCCAGAGACGACCCGGCATTTTATAACAGTTTCTGGTGCCCAAACTCCCGGTGGTTTAACAGGAAGTAATCAAATTACTTTGAACGGCAGAATGAAAGAAGTTTACATTTCAAATGCCACTGCTGCACAGACTGTGAATTATCAAATCTATGCCGAAATTACAAATATTGCCTCTGGTGAGATGTTGACACCCACTGGATCAGGTGTTTCGGACTGATATTACACATAGAAAAAAGTCCTATTTCCATTTGTCACAACTATTTAATTTGATCAACTCTCTTCGAAGGGGACAAACATATGTCTAACTCAATGCTTGAACAGGCGATTATTGATGCTTCCGAATTACGGGAAGCCGCCCTTAAAAGCGCAGAAACTGCCGTCATTGAAAAATACTCAGCCGAGGTTGAACAAGCCATGGAGAAAATTCTAGAACAAGAGGACGAATTAGATCTTGGAATGGAAGACGAAATGGGTGCCGGCGAGGAGGAGATTGAACTGGACATTCCGATGGCCTATGATCCTGATGTCGAGGGCGATGACGTCGTAGTTGTCGATCTAGATCAGATTATTGCGGCCGCCGACGCCGAAGAAGACCCAGAAGAAGAGAGTTTTGAGCTTGATCGTCAAGATCTTGCCGATGAGATTGGTCTTGATACCAGTATTGAAGACTCTGTTTCCGAACCGGGCAACAGAGACGACGAGATAGAACTCGATGAATCAGAGTTGGTGGATATATTTAAAGAAATTCTAACAGTTGACATACCGAAAGAAGACCAAGAGATGGTCGAAGAGTATGACGAAGAAACAGTCCCTGAGGAAGAGGCAGAAGCTGGTGTTTATGTTGCCTCGCCCGCCGCAGATGGCGTTTCTAAAGAAGATCTTGAGAGTTTGGAATACAAGGCAGATAGGCTTGAGATGAAAAACGAAGAACTCACAAAAGAAAACAAGCAATTAAAAAATTTAATGAAAAAAGTTAAGAATCGTTTAGAAGAGGTTAATCTCTCTAACGCTAGGTTGTTGTATACCAATCGTGTACTACAGGACTCCTCCCTGAATGAGCAGCAAAAAAATAAAATTGTTGAGATGGTCACTGAGTCACAATCGGTTAAAGAAGCAGAATTGATTTTTGAAGCATTTCAAAAGACAATGGCGGGCAGTAGCTCTAAGAGTGCCCCACAATCGTTGTCTGAGGTGGTATCTAGAAAATCATCAGTTATTCTAAGCGGAAGACGAGAGTCTGAAACATCCGATGGTAAAAGTAATCCGGTTTTAAAGCGCTGGTCTACTCTAGCTGGTATATACAACAAATAAAACAGATTTATTAAGGAGAAAAAACAATGTCTGTAATTGAAACTTTGACAGAAGGTATCAGACAACGTTCGCTCGCTCGTGAAGGCGAAGCTCTACTTGATAAGTGGACCAGAACTGGTCTTCTGGAGGGTCTCGACGACAATGGTCGTTCGAATATGGCTCGTCTTCTGGAAAACCAAGCTGCTCAACTTCTCAAAGAGCAAACCACAATGCAAGCTGGTGACGTTGAAGGATTCGCTTCGGTCGCATTCCCAATTGTACGTCGTGTATTCGGCGGGTTGTTAGCACAGGACCTCGTTTCTGTGCAACCGATGAGCCTCCCAAGTGGACTCATCTTCTTCATGGACTTCGTGTATAGTCCTGATAGCGCTATGGGCGCTCTTGATGGTAGCGGTAGTGCTCACCGTCTCGGTGCCATTGGCAATGAGTCGATTTACGGTCAAGGCCGTGTCGCCAACCAAATTATGAGTGGTGCTAATCTTGCCGACTCCGCTGGCGAAAAAGGTTTTTATAACCTTGGCAACGGATTTTCGAGCCCAACAGGTTCGATCACAGGTCTTACAGTTATTTCGTCGGGTACGTTCGGTGCGAACGAGTCGTCTGCTGATGTGAAGACTCTTCGTCGTGACCCTGATCTTATTTCGGGTACCTCGACTTATGTTATTGCTGAGTTTGATGTTACCAATTCTGATGGTGCCAACTTGGACAACCTTGCCGCTTTTGTGGTCTCGGGTGTTAATGGTGCCGGTGATCTTGGTACTCAAGCAACCACAACTGCGCTCGGAGAAGCATATCAGGCTCGTCGCCTGACTCAGTTCTCCGGATCTAGAACAGACAGAGTTCTTGTTGTTGGTGTTAGTCGCAACGCAACTCTGACACCAGTGCAGCTTTCTCACTCGTTGGCAGGTGATGGTACTACCACTGGTGGTGCGCTGGCTGTTGGTAAGGTGTTCTTCCCGATTTCGGACCAGTTTGTGGCCTCAGGTGATCCTTTCGGTGCCCTTAAGGGTGCAAACGATAACCAAGGTTGGGGACTTGAATCCCAGCAGCAGATCCCAGAGATCGACATCAAAGTGGACAGCACCGCTGTCACAGCGGTTACTAAGAAGCTCAAGGCTAAGTGGAGCCCCGAGCTTGCTCAGGACTTGAACGCTTATCACAACCTCGACGCCGAAGTTGAGTTGACAAGCATTCTTTCCGAGCAGATCGCTCTTGAAATTGATCAGGAAATCCTTTCGGATCTCGTTGCTGGTGCAACGGCTGATACGCTCTACTGGAGCCGTCGCCCTGGTAAGTTCCTTGATCGTGAAACTGGTGCAGATATTTCGAACAGCTTGGCTCCGACCTTTACAGGTACCGTGAGTGAGTGGTACGAAACCCTGCTTGAGACCATTAATGATCTCAGCGCTCGTATGCACCGTAAGACGCTTCGTGGCGGCGCAAACTTCATCGTTTGCTCTCCAGAGGTGGCCAGCCTTCTTGAGTTCACTGCTGGATTCAAGGCAAGCGTTAAGCCTGAAGATGATCAGGGTTCGTGGGGTGCTGTCAATGTCGGTTCGTTGAGCCGCAAGATGGACATCTACGTTGATCCGTACTTCCTGCGTAACGTGGTCTTGGTTGGACGTAAGGGTAATAGCTTCCTTGAAAGTGGCTATGTGTATGCTCCTTATGTGCCGCTGCAAGTCACGCCTACCATTTTTGGTACCGAAGACTTCGTGCCCCGCAAGGGCGTGATGACTCGCTATGCCAAGAAGATGGTGCGTCCTGACTACTACGGTCTTGTTGTTTGCTACGATCTTAATGGCTAATTAACCTTAAGGTTGAATAACAACGCAGAGAACCTCGTCCTTGTGGCGAGGTTTTTTGTTTTTATATGGTAACTAAAACTACTTATAAAGACCAAGTGTCTTAAAATTTAAAACGAGGATCAATTAATGCCTGTAAACTTACAGCCAATCAGTCAAACAAGTGCTTTGGTTTTACCTTCAACAGGTACACATGGTGATGTTGCGTCTGCTTTAGCTTATGGTATCTACAGCAGCGATACAAATTTTATTAGTGGTGCTGTAGATCAAGTAACCTATGTTTACAATAAGCTTGGTGGCAATGTTCTTGATTTAGAAATACAGCCAGATAATGTTTATAATGCTTATGAGGAGGCCTGTTTAGAATACTCCTATATTGTGAATACTCACCAGGCAAAAAATGTATTGTCTGATATGTTGGGGAATACGACGGGAACCTTTGACCAAGATGGTGAGCTTAGTGGTTCATACACCACAGCAGCAAACCTGAAGTTCCCAAGATTTCAACTAGGGTATGCAACACACATTGGCCGTGGTGTGGGAGTTCACGCAGGGCTAGGGGCAACTCAAACAATCTACTCGGCATCGTTTACTGCTTCCAGAGACGTTCAGGATTATGATCTTCAGGCCGTCATTTACAGCGCCTCTTTGGAATCTGGAGAGCCGTTCTATAACAAGGTTGGGTCTAGTTCTGTGATGATCCAGCAAGTTTATTATAAGACTCCAAGAGCAGCTTGGAGGTTTTTTGGCGGATACAGTGTCGGCACCATTGGAAATCTTTCAACCTATGGAATGTATGCAGATGATTCTAACTTTCAAATAGTTCCAAACTGGCAAAACACCTTGCAAGCCTATGCTTACGAGGAAGATATGAAAGTTAGAGCTTCGCACTACTCGTTTCAGATAAACAACAACAAATTAAGAATATATCCAACACCTGACGGAGACAACCCTGACAGGTTCTGGGTTAGGTTTAGGGTAGCAGAGGATGCATTTGCAGAAGAAGAAGACAGAACCTATGGCGCTGATGGTGTCAATAATATGAACGCTTTGCCGTTTCCTAATGTTCCGTACAAAAATATTAACAGTATAGGTAAACAGTGGATTAGAAGATATGCATTGGCTTTGTGTAAAGAAGTGTTGGGACAAGTAAGATCAAAACTAGCATCGATTCCGATACCGGGTAATGATGTTACTCTTAACGGTTCAGCGCTTATATCTGAAGCAAAAGAGGAGCAAAGCTCTCTTAGGGAGGAGTTGAAAACAGTTCTTGACGAAATGGTGTATGGCAAGTTGGCTGAAGGCGATGCAGCGATGCAAGAAAGCATTAATACAGTCTTCAAGACTATACCTCACGGCATTTATGTTGGGTAAATAAATGGCAGGACAAAAAAACAAATGGACTCAGCCTAATTCTCCCCCGCCGCCACTTTTTGTTGGACAGGCAGAGAGAAACTTTGTAAAGCAAATCAATGACGAAATCGTCGAAAAGATTGTTGGGCAACAAATCGTATATTATCCAATAGACCTTGAGCGATCAAATTTTCACCCTCTGTATGGGGAATCCTTAAGTAAAACATATCTCCCACCAGTCCGTGTATACGCTCTTGTTGAGTATGTAGGGTCAGACAGGGTTCAGCAAAAATATGGGTTTGATAATTTGTACAATATAAATGTTCACACTCATAAACGCCGACTGGTAGAGGACCAAGACCTGTTTGCTCGCCTTGGAGACTTTATGCAGTATGACGATATGTATTTTGAGATAGTTGATATCTTTGAGCCAAGATATATTTTTGGACAGGACAGCGCTTTTACAAATGACGAAACTTCTATGGAAGTGACGCTGGTCGGAAAACAAGCAAGAAGAGGATTGTTCAATGCCGATTAGAACACCGATGAATACCCAGTTAAGTTCTTCTTATTCTTTGGCCCCATCAAGGATTGAGGACATTGACTACGCTGTTTATAACTTTCTTAACGACAAGATGGATATTTTTGTAGACTCTAACGAGGGTTGGGAGAAAGTCCCAGTTATATACTCATTGCCGGAGAGAGCCTATCAGATAAAAAACGACCCTGATCTTCGGCCAAATGGACGCACCTTAAAGTATCCACTTATAGCGATCAATAAAACCTCAGTGGTTCAAAACCCCACGAACAAGGGCATATATGGAGTAAATATTCCACCATATTTTGACTATTATAATCGTGGCGGATCTATAAACGTTGCAAGAGTGGTGCAACAAGAAAAGACAGCAAATTTTGCTAATGCTAATACCATAAGAAAATCAACTGGTGGCAAAAACGTAAATAGACAAACTTTTCCTGGGGAAAATAAAAATATAGTGTATGAGACTGTGATGATACCAATGCCAACATTTGTAGAGATGACTTATACGATCGATATTGTCACTGAGTACCAAACACAGATGAACCAGATAATGACCAAGTTCCATACGTTCACGGGTGACCCAAGTGTTTTTAAAGTAACGCACGAAAGAAATTCTTATGAGGCATTTCTTGATCCAAATTATAATATTGATTTTAAAGCCGATGGTCTAGACGTAACAGAGAGAATATTTAAAGCCTCGCTGTCCTTGAAGGTTTTAGGTTATATTGTTGGCGACAAAGACAATCAAAATACGCCGATCACTGTTAAGCGCCAAAGTCCTGCTAAAATTAGGTTTAGCAGAGAAAGATCTGAACTCGGTGAACAGCCAGACTTTAACGCTAACAGAAAAGATAAGTATCGACCATAAACTCGAAGGAGTTTAGAAGTTTGTCTTACTATTTATTATTAGCAAACCTGCATTTAGGTTACGTTTTGTATTTGTTAGCTTATGAGGAGAACAAAGAAAAATGGCGGATGATCCCACAAAGAAGTTTAAATTTATTTCTCCAGGCGTTTTTGTTGATGAAATAGACAACAGCCAGTTGCCTGCGACACCAGCATCTGTTGGACCAATGGTTATAGGTAGAGCACGAAAAGGACCGGCTATGGAGCCGGTTACAGTTAGTTCGTTCTCTGAATTTATTGATGTGTTTGGCAAGCCGATGCCTGGTAACGAAACAGGCGATATTTCCAGATATGGAAACACACTGGGTCCAACATATGGAGCATATGCTGCCCAGGCCTGGTTAAGAAACTCAAGTCCTTTGACTTTTATGCGTACTGTTGGTGTTCAAGACCCTGACGCATCCTCGACTGGACTTGCTGGCTGGAAAGCTGGCACAATTAGTAGCACCCCTTCTGAGGGTGGTGCTTACGGTCTTTTCTTGTGGCCATCCGGCGGCATCCAAAACGGCGCTAGTGCAAACCAAGATGGCGGCGGGGTGCTCTCTGGAGCGCTAGCAGCTACGTTCTATCTGACAGCGGGTCGAATACTTCTCTCTGGTACACGAATTGGTACTTCCGATTCAGGAGAAGTGGCTCAAAATCATAATAACCTCACAGCCTCTGCTTGCGAATTGTATCAAACAAACGCCAATGGCGACATTGATTTGATGATCAGTTCGGACGGAACTTTTGCTAACTTAGAGAAAGTTACTGTTAGCTTAAACCCAGATAAAAATAACTTTATCCGTAAAGTTCTAAACACAAATCCAACGATAACAAATACCAGCATTACTCGTGATGGCACTGCTACTGCAAACCAAGGTGGCAAATACTGGCTTGGTGAAACCTTTGAATACAGTCTTGTTGGGCAGCGCCGAAATACAATCGGTGTTATTATAGGTTCTGGCTCTAAAAATGAAGCTGGTTCGCTCACTGGTTCTAACGATGCAGACGGTGTTGATCTTAGAAACTCTAAGTGCTACGCTGCCATTCTTCCCTTGAGAAATCAGGAAAACACGTCAGAGGTGGGCAATGATTTTAACTATGCAGCACAAAAAAGCACGACAGGGTTTTACTTCTCTCAAGACCTAAATCAGGGCGCTGCTTCGGCGTCATATGATGCGCTGACCCAACAAAAGCTGTTCAGGTTTGAAGCGCTTACTCCGGGTGATTGGGTTCAGAACGAGATTAAAATCTCTATTGCAGACATTAAGGCACCAAGAGGAGAGTACGAGAAGTATGGAACATTTAGTGTTTTGGTTCGTAAGCTTACAGACACTGACAACAAGCCAGTCATTCTTGAAAGATATGATAACTGTGACTTAAATCCTGCATCTCCAAACTATGTTGCCAAAAAGATTGGCGATAAGTTTATGCAGTACGACACAACAGAGAAAAGAAACAGAGAATATGGGCAATACCCCAACAAATCGAACTACATTCGTGTTGAGATGAATGATGATGTTGATGGCGGCGTTACTGATCCAGAAATGCTCCCATTCGGTGTGTTTGGTCCCTTGACTTACCGCTCCGTGACAATCACGAGTGGTTCACAGGGTATGGTCAGCGTTTCGGCCTCTGCTGTTGCTGGCCGCTCCACTGACCTGAGTGCTGCTGCTGGCACCGCTGCTTCGTTGATCGACGGTGGCCCTGCTGCAACCTTTGGTCTGGGTGGCTTTGGTTCATACAGTGGCTCCGTCGCTGGTGTAGGTATGCTCGGTGGGTTGAATCACCCGATCGGTGGTCCGGCTCGCAGTGCAACTGCCTTCACCGCTTCTGTGATTTTCCCCTCGGTTCCGTTGCGTATCCAAAGCAACTGGGGAACACCAAAAGATCTCAAGAGCACATATTGGGGTGCTTGGACAGGTAGAAGTGCAACAGACACTCTGTTTAATGACTCGATTCGTGATATGATCAAGGGAAGAGTCAAAGGACTTCAGACTAGCCCTGCTGCTATGCATGACTTGCAGTTCAGCCCGCAGCAAAAAGGCGCAGTTAACGACCCATTGGTTATTGCCTGGCACTTTACTCTTGATGATGTGTCCGGTTCGGCGGCTGAAGGATATGAATTCGTGTCTGGCTCACGCCAGGGCGAGGATATTGGTTCTAACGTTCAAAGCGTCACAGCGGCCAGCGCATCGTATTCGGGTGCCTTGGATGCTGGGTTGGATCGATTCACTACCGTTCTTCACGGCGGCTACGAAGGGTTCGATGTCCAAGAAAAAGATCCTTTCCGTAATACTGGATTTAACACGGCAAATGATGAGAAAACATCTTATCAACTGCATACGCTGCGCCGAGCCATCAACATCGTTTCTGACACAGAAGATGCACAATATAATGTGATCACATTGCCTGGAATTATCCAAAACAACGTGACTGAACATCTCCTCGATGTTGTTGAGGATCGTGCTGATGCATTAGCTATTATCGACATTGATAATATCTATACACCAGACACAGAGAACACTGAAAGTGTCGCCAACAGAAATGCCTCAACGGTGAAGCAGGCTGTCGATACACTTAGAGACAGAAACCTCAATAACAGTTATGGCGCTGCTTACGCACCGTGGGTGCGTATCAGAGATTCCGTTAACCAAAGAACTCTTTGGGCTCCACCATCGGTGGCTGCTCTGGGTGTTCTTTCTACCACGGACAACAATCAAGGTCCTTGGTTCGCTCCCGCTGGATTTACCAGGGGCGGACTGACTGAGGGTGCTGCTGGTATCCCGGTCCTTGATGTGTCAAGAAAGTATACACAAGATCAGCGTGATAACTTGTATGATGCAAACATTAATCCAATCGCTAAGTTCCCTGCTGAAGGAATTGTTGTCTTCGGACAGAAAACACTTCAACAGACACGCTCGGCACTTGATCGTATTAATGTCCGACGCTTGATGATTTACTTGAAGAGAGAAATCTCTTTTATCGCCTCAAGGTTGATTTTTGATCCGAACTCTAGTGTTACTTGGGATCGTTTCCGCCGCCAGGCAGAGGTTGTCCTCAATGATGTTAAGGCAAGATTTGGTATCGAAGAGTTTAGGCTCGTTCTTGACAACACAACAACGACGCCAGACTTGATTGATCAAAACATCATCTACGCTAAGTTGCTTGTCAAGCCCACTCGGGCCGTCGAGTTCTTCGCTATTGACTTTGTGGTCACTAATAGCGGAGCCGGTTTTGAGGACTAAAAATAAGTTTCGCACCTATTTAATGATATAAGGGAGAAAATAAAAAATGACCATCGGATGGGCAGAAATTGGGGTGGACCCTAAAAGAAGATTTAAGTTCAAGCTTAAATTTGGGGACATCGCAGAGTATTATGTAAAAACTGCTACTATGCCTAAGGCGACAGTTAGTACGGTAGAGCACAGTTATTTTGATTACAATTTTAAGTTCCCCGGTCGAGTCACCTGGGATCCAATTAGTGTTACTCTTGTGGCCCCTTCCACCAAAGATGGCGACCCTACAAATATTCTTTATGATGGTCTCCGAACTGCCGGGTACTTCTTTCCAGACGAGCCTGGACTTACAGGCTTCTCTCTAAGTAAGGCATCCTTTCAGACTGCTTTTGGAGGCGATCCCAAGCTTCAACTAGTGGGCTCGCAAGACACCGCTGGAAATATTATCGAAGAGTGGACACTCAGAAACGCATTCTTAACAAGTGTGGATTATGGTGGTAGTCTAGACTATACTTCCGATGAGATGCTTGAGTTGACCATGGAAATTACTTTTGATTGGGCTCAAAAAACTCTAGGTTAATTTCATCTGAAGTTTTTTAGAAAGGTTTTAAAATATGAGCAGAAATGAAGGACGCTTCAACGCAGCCGAGGGTATCCCAACTCCAGAGGACGAGGGATCTTCGGCTGTTGCTGCATCTGCGGCAAATACACAATTTAACTGGGCACTCCCAACTGAGTTTGTAGAACTACCAAGCAAAGGCAAGTTCTATCCACCCGGCCACCCGCTCCACAATGCGGAAACAATTGAAATTAAGTATATGACGGCAAAAGAGGAGGACATCCTCACTGACCAAGCGCTGCTTAAAAAGGGTATTGCGGTTGATCGTATGCTGGAAAACATAATTGTGGATAAAAAAATTAAACTTGATGATTTGCTAATCGGCGACAAGAATGCTATTCTTGTTACAGCCAGAATGACAGGTTATGGTGCTGACTATGAAGCTAAGGTGATTTGCCCATCGTGTCTTGAGGCTGTGGATCATAATTTTGATCTTGAACAACTTGGTCATCTTGATTTTGAACAAGCTCTTGAGGAGCAAGAGGTAGAAAAAACAGAGAATAACACATTTAGAGTAACACTTCCTATGTCAAAAGTGACAGTAGAGTGTCGTATGCTAAATGGCAAGGATGAGACAATTATCTCTAAAAATTCCCTGCGAAAGGGTCGCACAAATCAGACATCAAACACACTAACAACACAGTTGGCCCTGATGATTGTGTCCGTGAATGGCAACACTGATAAGGTTAACAAACTTCAGTTTATTAATGCAATGCCTGCCAGAGATTCTCGTCACCTGAGAAACCTCATGGGAGAGATTACTCCAAACGTCGATATGACCACTGATTTTCAGTGCCCCAAGTGCGGAGCAGATGCGGCCCTGGAGGTGCCGCTCGGCGCAACCTTTCTTTGGCCTAAGTGACGAATATAACGTTAGCATTTACGAGGAATTCTTTAACCTTAAATATTATGGGGGCTGGAGTTTCTTTGAGGCGTACAACTTGCCTATTGTTCTGCGAAGATGGTTTTTGAAGAGGCTCGTGAGCCAAAAAGAAAAAGAAGCCAAATCGCACGAAGACGCTATGAGGAAAGCCAAATCCGGGCGTCGCTAAATATAACTAAAATAGTTATTTGCAACCTATTTACTAGGCAACTGTCTATATTGCCGAGGTGTACCTGTGCTTACTGAAGATCAATTGAAGGATATGGTGTTTGATTTGGGTGCCGCCCGTAAGGGTGAGCTTAACGAAAACATACTTCATGTTTTTGCTGCTTGGATTGAATACCTGCTAGCAAAGATGTATAAAGGCAGAAGAATACCTGTCAAGGTAAGAGGCAACAGAATAGAAGTCCAGCGATTTACGGATGCACTGGTAAACGAAAAAAGATATATGGATTACATCAAGAAGTATGGACTTGATGATCCGATGACCTACAAGCAAAAATCAAAGCTTAATGTTGCTATTAAAAGATTCGAGCGAGAGGCGAAGATAAATTGGCCGATCAAGAATCCATAGGGCTCATTTGAATGGCTAAAAAGAAATTTATCATCATACAACCAGGGACAAAGCTCTTTCCAGAAAACGGAAAGAAAAGGGTTCGTGTGTTTCAAGATGATGAATACCAAGGTGTGCCACCAGGGCTTTTGGAGGAACTTAAGGAATACGGTGATACCGTAAAAGAAAATACTGAAGCCGTCAAAGAACAAGGAGAGGAATCGGAGAAGGCTGCCGGCAAAATGGACAAGCTTAAGAATGCCCTCGGCAAACTCAAAGGAACTTTTGATGTCGAGCAGTCACGAGAATTTCTCGGCGTTTTGCGGGATCAGGTCGCTGCATACGACAACCTTAGCGGAGGAGCAAAAGAATACCAAGCCGCAGTTTTAAATATCGGCGCACTAGAAAGAGAAAGAGCACAAGCAGAAGGGCAGGGAAACACGGCAAGACAAGAATTTATTGAGGCCCAAATAGAGGTCAATAAATTAACCATGGAGGCGACCGAAGGGGAAGCCAAGATGGTCAGGGGACTTGTTGAGTCATCCGCCGCCTACCTCGACAATGCTAAAATCCTGGCAGAGCGAGAGAAAAAACTAGAGAATCTTAATGAATTAAACAAGCTGCTGGCTAGTAATACCCGAAAGACAGGTCTTGCAATAAACTCGCTGTCTGGAATTATGAATTTTGCGGGCTTCTCTGCACTTAATTTTTCGGATGGAATAGGGAGTGCCATAAAGGGACTAACTACGCTTGGATTATCACTTGACGGCTCTAGAATAGAGTTTCAAAGAGCTACTGGAGCAGGACTAGAACAAGTTGTGCAGATGGAAGAGCTTGTCGAGAGAAATATAAAACTGGGCATCACAACGGCAGAGTCAACCCAAGCGATAGGCGCTCTCAGAGCAAATATGGGATCTTTTGTTGGCATGACGGGTCAAGCTAAAACAGCAACCGAAGATCAGGTTGTTGCTTTGATGAGGCTCGGTGCCAGTGCTGATGCTGGAACTAAATCCTTTGATTTGTTAACTCGTGGAATGGGCATGAATGAAACCGAAGCCTTGGAAGCGACGGACAGAATGGTTAATTTAGGTCAAAGTTTAGCTTTGCCAACCGGCAAACTGTTCGATGATTTTACTAAATTGGGCCCAAAATTAGCAAGATTCGGCGACCAGGCCGAAGCCGAGTTTGCGAACCTACAGAAAAAAGCAAGGGAACTTGGTATTGATGTCTCAGAAGCATTTGACATAGCTGAAAAGTTTGATACTTTTGAAGGCGCTGCCGATATGGCAGGTAAGCTAAACGCTCAGTTAGGGTTGCAAATAAATTCTGTTGCTATGTTGGGGGCAGAATCGCATGCCGACAGGATTAAATTACTAAGAGATCAGTTTAAGACAGTTGAGGGTGGTTTTGCAGGTATGCACCGCCGCCAACGGCAGGCTGTCGCTGAAATGCTAGGCATCGACGAAAGCATGGCATCTAAATTGTTTGGATCTGAAATTGAATATCAAAAGGCTGCCTCAGAACAAATAAAGGCTAAAGCCCGTGCCGAGGAACTGACAAAGATACAAGAAAAACAGGCAGCCATTCTTGACAACCTATCTATAACCATGGCTCCCGTGACAAAATTCTTCGCTGCGATCACTGAGATGTTTACGGGACCTTTTGGTAAAGGCTTCGCAATCGCCATGGCCGGCTTACTGACGTTGGTTGGTATTGGAAAGACGATTATAGCTCTTGAGACGATGCGGCAAACAATGATGGCTGTTAAAATGGCTATGACAGAAAAAGGAATTAAACAAACGATCGTAGAAATAGCAGCAAGCAAAGCTAAGACAGCGGCTACATTGGCTGAATCGGGCGCAGAGGTGGCTGGCGCTAATGCCGACCTCCTCGCCTCTGGGGCAAATGATGCTCGTGCTCAGTCAGAGGTTCGACTTGCTACCGCTCAGGGAGTTAATTCTGCCGCTACTGGCACCGCTGCAAGCGTCGCTTTTGCTGCTGCTATTCCAATGTTGGCTTTGGCAGCCGCTATACTTATGATTGGTGCCGGGATTGGTATCGCTGCCTTCGGTATGGCAGCATTTGTAGCAGCTTTCGCAGAACTAAATGTTGAGCAGATGGTTGGCGCTGGGCTAGGGGCAGTAGCACTTGGTTTTGGTCTTTTCTTCCTGACAAAAGCGCTGCTAGCTTTGGCACCTACCATGGTCATCGCTTATCCTGTTTTGTTGGCCTTTGGTGCTGCGATTGCCTTAATAGGGATCGGCATTGCCGCTGTGGCTATCGGCTTCGCTCAGTTCATTGCCTCGTTTGCCGAATTAGGTTCTGGCATCAGTGTAGCGGCAGAGGGGTTTGAAAAGATCACGAGAGTTGTCGAGGTGGTCACAGGGGTTGACGATAGCGGGATGGAAAAGATAGACGCTGTTTTTGAAAAAATAACCACAGTAATGCTTGAATCAAACAATGCCAATGTGCCGGCTTTGACAGCGATTGCTGATGCGGTTGCTCCTGCTGCTGGCGGCGACGGTGGCGGAAAAGAAAAAACAATTGAACTCAAAGTAAATGATAGAATACTGGGAGACGTCGTAGTTAATATAATGGAAGAACGCTACGACTTAACACCGAGGTAAGCCATGTCTGTATTTAAGCCAGATAATCTTAAGAATGGAGTTAACGGGGTCAACATGGACCAGAGTGGCTCTATGCCCGGTGAGAAAAACCTGTTTAATTCGGCATATAATCTCGAAATTGAGCACTTGCCAACTGGGTACAAGGTGGTGTTTCCGGCTTACTTAGAGAACTTCAGCGACGCTTACACACAGAGTTGGAACGCAGAGGATGTTTATGGGCGTATGGACCCCATCGCTATTTATCAAAATACTAGACGAGCCATAGCAATGTCTTGGAACGTTCCCGCCAGTTCAATCCAGCAGGCAAAAAGAAATATGGATTTAATAAACGTATTGATGTCTTTTAATTATCCGACCTATCAACAACAAGGTGGGCAAACTACAGGCGCTGTCTTAAATATGTCACCCTTGGTAAGGGTTAAATTTATAAACCTGATACACAACTCCAAGGACGAGGACAAGGGACTACTGGGGTATATAAATGGTTTTACTGTTGATGTACGCAGCGAAAACGGTATGTTTATGGATCACTCAATACCCGCTGTTTATCCAAAGACTGTAACCTTAAACTTTGAACTAAATGTTTTACACGAGCACTTGATGGGTTGGACCACGGGCAAAACTGGCGATTCAGTGCTCAGGGAGTCGAAGAATGGCTTCCCTTACAGGACTGACTCTCCGCTGCCCTCAGAACAACAAAGTGCAGGATCAAATGTAACACTAAAACCCAGAAACCAAAACAAGAGTTCAGCCCTGGCTGGTGGTTCGGGCGATATAACAAAAGCTAGAAGAAAGAAGTAGGTAAAAGATGGCATTTACAAGATATAACACAAGAGGATTGATTATTAATGATAATGAGTCTTACAGAGAAGCGTTTTTTGACCAAAGGGATGTACAAAAAATAATTCAATATGAAACTGCTAGGTTTTATTATCCGACTTTTGAGGAAAGACAGGAGATGGCCTTAAGCACCTTGGTGTGGACCGCCACTTCAAAGCTTTATAATTTAGCGAACGAGTTTTATGGTGATCCAACCTTGTGGTGGCTAATAGCCTGGTTTAATCAGAAGCCAACGGAAGCGCACTTTAAGGTTGGTGATGTTTTTGCCGTACCAATTGACACTACACAAGTGTTGCAATTTTTTGAGCAATCTAATGGAGTCGTTTAATGTCCGAAGACGAAGAAGAAAAAAAGGGCGAAGAATCTGCTGAGGCGAAAGTAGCCAGAATCCAAGCAAACGCCCAAGCCTATCTTCTGGGTGCTTATGAACAAATATCCAGAGCGATTAGATCTGAACCTTATGACGTGGTTTTGGCACACACGCCAAAACAAAATGATGCAGGCTCTGGTATTGGATTGGTTTCTAAACTTGCCAACGCCCCAGTGATACAAAATTTTATAGATGCGAGCCCAGCACAATTAAGTATTCTGGTGCCTCGTATAGAATTTTTCTTTGTGCATGAGGAAAATGGCAAGCTCAGAGAGGAGCCATTTATTTTTAGTGACCACGTTCGTGGCGAAAGAATGGTTGCTATGTCGGAGAAACTTCGTGGAGAACTTAAGGTTAAAAAAGGCGAAACAAGCATACTTGATGCATCAACCGCAGGATCGTCTGTTGGAATTAAAGAGTTTACTTGGATGTTTGATAATAAGCACGAAGGGGACAAGACCCTCAAGGCCTCTGTGACTTTATCTTTTGCTAGTGCCGCTGAACTTTTAACGCAACAATTTTTAAGATTTATATTTAACGTTAACTCACCTGAGGAACTTGTCAAGGAAAATCAGGACAAGACAGCCACGCTTAAGGACATTGGCGAGCGTTTTGCTGTAATGAAAACGGCACCGCTCTCTAGGGTCCCGCAGCAAAATAAAATTCAAGACAGGAAAGACTTCAAGCAGCTAAAAATAAAAGTTGGTTGGAGCATGCCGCAGCGGGCGATAGATGATCTATATCTTGCAGGAAGCTCCAAGGAGCAAATTGAAGATTTCGCCCAGGCTGTGGCAGCAACACAAAAAACAATTCTCTTGAACTTTACAAAATATAAACTAGAATTTGGACAACAAGGGCAAGTAACTTTAAATGTTGAATATGTGGGGTCTTTGGATTCTTTACTTTCTGACCCGGAAGCCTCGGATGTTTTTACTAGAACAACAGCCATTAAGTCAGGTAGGGGTGTTATCGTGCCTCGTGCGGTATCCTTTGAGAAAGGCTGGACGCAATACGCAACTTTCGGTTATTTTGGACAAGCCAACGAAAGCCAAGGAGAAGTAATTGATATAGCCTTTGGGTTTCAAGCGGGTGCCGAGCCAGTCACTGCTGGTTCCGGCAAGGTTGCAAATCTGGGTGGACTGGTTGGCTTTATATCCAGAGAACTTCATCGCCCATCGCAAAGAGACCCGTTCATAAACGGGCCAGGCTTTAATAGCAGTATGGATGCTGTAAAGTATGAGGAAAAAACTCTTCTTATGGCAAGGCAGTATTTGCTGGAGATGAATGATGGCAAAGGCGATAAATACAGTGGCCAAATAAGCAAGATTGACAAAGGATTAGACGCCTGTAGGTTTGTTAGAGGGGTTATAGATTCCAGAGTCAGTACGAATAAACACAGCCAATTCATTACTCAGTTGTTAGAGTCTGGTAAGGTTAGATTTGTGCAAATAAACCCAAATATTTTTCAAGCATCTAGGCCCGAAGACGTTGCAACGTCCGGACGCAGTGTGTCAGTAACAGTCGGTCGTGTTGACACAAATTCAATCGGCGGAGGTATAGGAAAAAGAACAGCGGCCTTCAATTCAGCCATGTCCAACAAAAGAACCAAAGACGCTGGACTTGAACCAACAGATGCAAAATTTGCCCTAGACCCATCAAACCCCACAGTTGGTGGGGAAAACTTAGAAAAGAGAGTTTTATTTTTTACTTTGGGAGATCTGATTGACGTTGCGAATTCGATAAACGACAAAGGCGAAAGACAGACTTTACTAGAGCTTGTTGATGGGAATATTGTTCTTGGTTCATTTAATGGCAAGGACATAGGGATAACTACTGAAAATAGCAGTTTACCGATAGCGGACATTCCGATTAACGTTGAGTGGTTTGGACAATGGTTTATTGATAACTATACAGGCGGCAACCCTCCACCACAAAGAATAAGCCTCCGGTCTTTTATAAACAAGTTGTTATCAAACCTAATAGCCCCGCTGATAAACCAGTCCTTTGAGACACCAGACAAAAAAGTATCAATAAACTTTTCGATGACGACCTTGACCTATCCCAGAACACCGGGTACTGACCTAAAGGGCAAATCAACCGGAGGTAGGTTCGGCAACGCCATAGCGACAGAAGTTGCCAAAGCTGCCACTGCCAATAAAAGTATGGTAACAGTCAAAGAGACAAGAACATTTTTTCTTGTTTTCGCCACAATCAAGGACAAAGGAAAACTAAAGGGCGACATTGTGCAAGACAGAGCAAACGGTATTTTTCATGTTTCTTTGGGGAGCGACAGGGGCATAGTTAAGAGTTTCTCGTTTTCCGAAAAGAAAATGCCACAACTCAGGGCGATGCACATTGAAAATAACAACAAAGGGTCCTCTTTAATTTTGCCCCAAGACGTTGAACTGACTATGGTTGGGAATACTTTTTTTAGAAATGGGAGTATTATATATATTGATGCTGGTTTTGCTTTGGGTAATGAGGTTGCGAGAAAGCTAGGTATCGGCGGGTATTACATGATAGTAAAGTCTGAGAATACAATAAACGCTTCAACGTTTGAGACTAGGTTAACTTGCATGTTCTTGCAGAGACCAGGGGAGGTTTGATATGGCCCAGCCGCCAAAACCATCTATAGTAGATCAGCCATACCTTTTCTCTGTGGCAAAAATTAACTCGAATGCTGCTCGTGCTCATGAACAAAGAAGAAAATATGTTGATTCTGTTTTGCCTCTGATAGGACCACAGAGATCGTTTAATTTTTGGGGCAAAGATTCTTTTTTTGGCAAAATAAACAGTGTTGGGAATGCAACAGTTGTTAACGAACAATATTTAAAACCTTTGCGTCACGCTGCTGCTGACGAAACTCTGTATGCGATTAACTTTGTTGCCGACGCCTGGAGAGACCTCGGAGATAAGGTAAAGGAGTTAGTTGAAGAGGGTATCATGGAGCCTTCTGGACCATATGCCGACATCTCAGCCAAAAAAGCCTTTAGAAGTATTACCTCTGGGTACCATCAATATATGACAGAGACCGTCTTCCCGCTTTTTTCAAATACATACTTAGGAGCCTTTCCAAGCGAGAATCAAAAAATACTTGATGTTGACTCCTTTTTGGGAGTGTTTACTAGTTTTGTCGAGGAATACACAAAGACAACTGGACCGATAACAGTGTCTGGTTTTGTGGAGAGTTTTTATTGTTCGCCCCTTAACAGTGGTCTTGTTATTAGTATTAGTGAAGATGATCACAATGACGACTTCCCAAAATCTCAAAAATATTTTTTAGATGCCAACTTTGATTTAATATCTTCGTTGGCCACGCAGTACGGGTTTGGAATAGACCAGAACGCCCCGTGGAGATTTGTTGCCGACCTACAGTCAGCAGTGATGAAAGAGTATATGGTTGGTGTTCCACTCGATGATTTTAACCTCAACAATGAAAATAATCTTGATGACTGTGATAATCCCATAATACAGGGAGGTTTTCCAAGCATTGATCCGTATGGTTTTTCTCAAATTTCTGGCCTGGAGGATGTCAAGCGTCACGCTGTCGGATATAACGAATATGCAGACTTGCGAAATGCTCAAGATGCAAATGAAATATTTACTAAGTTTTTCGCCACCGCTCATGTTGAGTGTTGGAGAACAGATATGGATATTGTCAAGGTTTACTTCTTGGATTTTTATAACGCCCTGGTTAATAGGCAGCCAATCGTAAGCATATATACTCCTGATAAAACCGGGATTTGCTTAAGGGCTCGCAGCGAGCTTATTCGTAGGCAGATAATAACTTTTGAGGAGTTTAGAGCTAACGGATCTTACGGGGACAAATGGAATCTCAAGTGCTATTATCTTTTGCGAAGAACTGAAAGAAAGCTGAAGACACACCACCGTGTCGTCAAGAAAAACTTTAAAGACGTAATCGATGTTTACAATTTTATCGCTGGCAACACAGACAAGAAATACTTATTGGCACTAAAATACTTACAAGAAGATGTTCTAGGTCCAGTAACAACCAAGGCCTTAACAATTGACACAGTAGGCGATATAAATAAGTATTAGCGAAAGGTAGAGATGCTATTTCAAACTTTGGACGATAAGTCAGAGTGTGTAGGTATTTACTGTGATGACAAGTTGGTTTTTGATCCGGACCTGTTCCCAGAGGAACTGACAGCCACTTGGAAATACTGCACCTACCTGAAAGACCTGACAAATATAGAGTATGCTAATTTGTACTTGCAGGGCACCCCGGTGGAGTCGGCTATACCGGAATATTTGCAGGATGACTGGCAGGACGTGTCCCAAAAGATACAAGCGTTTCAGAGATCGCTAAGTCTGTCAAAAGTGGACAGGACCGAGAACTGCATTTATGACTTAGTTCCGCAGAGATTTCTGATGGACTTTTGCCGAATTAAGAATAGTATTACTGAGCATGTCATTAAAAATTATAAGCGCCCTCGTCGATACGAATTCCTTCTGAAGGTATGTAAAATGCTAGAGGAGATATCGAATAGACGTCTGAACATTAATTATAGAAAAGTAAAATCTTATGAGAAGGCGCTCAATAGGCAATTCGGCACAAGTCAATATATTTCTTATAACCAATTCGGCACAATCACCGGGCGGCTCACGACCAGCAAAAAATCCTTTCCCATACTCACGATAAGAAAAGATATGAGAGCAGTCGTCGAACCAGTTAATGATGAGTTTGTTGAATTTGACTTTAACGGCGCAGAGGCCAGGGTTTTGATGGGTGTCTTAGAAAAGCCACAGCCGTTGGTGGATATTCATGACTTTCACAGAGATGAAGTTTTTGACAAAAAGATAACGAGAGAGGAAAGCAAGACTGCTTTCTTTGCTTGGCTTTACGGTGCAAAGAAAATAAATCAAAGCACTCAAGGCGAAAAGCTCCAACGCTTTTACAACAAAGAAGAGGTGATCCAGAAGTTCTGGAATGGCAACACTGTCCTAACTCCGTTAGGGAAAGTTATCAATGATGTAGACCTTCATCATGCCTTGAATTATATTATCCAATCGACTACCGCTGAATTAACTCTGTTACAAGCTATTAAGATTAATCACTTACTACAAGAGAGGGCGGCTCGGTCTTTCATTTCTTGTATAATACACGACTCGATAGTAATTGACTTGGACAAACAAGATGAACATCTGCTTGTTCTCATCAGGGATCTAATGAGTTCGACAAAATTTGGTAAGTTTGGTGTAAATACTAGTAGAGGAAAAAATCTAGGGAGTCTTAAGAAGTTTGAGTATTGAAATTGATCAAGAGAGTCTGTCCGATATAGTTGCGGATGGGACACCTGACAACTACAAAGTTATTGGACTTGGAAAGGTCGGCTGCGGCATAGCGGACCAGTTTAAGCAATACCCAGAGTATAAAGTTTTCAGGATTAGCTCAGATCTCAGCGTCAAGAATAGTCTTTATGTACAACCAGAAAAAAACATTGAGGCATACGAGAAAAACTTCGACACCGTTGAAGCAGATCTTTTCTGTAGGCGGTTTAAGAAAGATGACAATATAATTTTTGTACTACAAGGTGGTGACCCAGTGACCGGAATCACTCTGTCCCTGTTGGAAAAAATTAAACACACAAAAATAATGGTAATCTATATTAGGCCTGACGAGGACGTTGTTTCCGTGATCCAAAAAAGAGATGACAGAATTGTATACAATGTGTTACAAGAATATACACGCAGCGGTCTTCTGGAAAAAATGCTTATTATTGATCGGTCTCGGGTGGAGGATATGGTAGGTGATGTGCCGATCTCGCAGTACGAGAAAAGTATTTATCATTTTGTTTCCTACATCCCGGCGATGATAAACTATTTTGAAAACACTGGGTCTATACTAGAAACAAAACTCCAGCCCCCAAAAATTTGTAGGATTGGTACATATGGACTGGCCTCGCTTGACAAAAATATAGACATAAAATTTCTTTTCCCCATAAAAGATGAAAAGAGTGCTCATTTTTACTTTGGTATTCCAGATGAAATGCTGGCAACTGACAATAAATTAATGCAAAAGATAAAGGCACAAGTTAAAAGATTTGGCAAAAATGAGGTCGATACCGGGTTTTCGGTCCACTCGACAGAATTAGATGGTATTATCGTTCTTTGTTCATTTTATTCGCCGAGAATACAGTCCTAATCTGATATTACCTTTTCAACAGTCTATTTATACTGTATTTAAAAGAGGTAATTTATTTTGAGTTCAGATAAAAAACGTGGGATACTGTTGGCGTCATTTATACCAACAAGCGATGAGGACAGGATACTGACCGAAGTCGAGCACATTGCTGCCACTGTCGATCTCACAAACAATTTAATTTTTCTTCTGGGCATGCCCGATGACCCAGACAGAAAAATAATCACTTACAATGCTTATCTTGAAAAAGGCAAACCATTAAATAGCCGCCTTTTTACTATGAGAGTTCACAGGAAAAAAGCATCTAACACTCTTTACACGATTAACGCCCTCAATGCGGCTGTCGCTTCAGAAAACAATGGACAAACAGGCCGCCACTTGAAACTAAATTGGGAAAACTATGAAAACTCCATCATGCTTTTGACAGGAAAAGAGCTTAAAGTTCACAAAGTTGACGTTGTAAAAATATACAAAGTAGAAAGTGAATGAATGCAAAAATACGGCAATCTCCTGGCGGCCATTCTATACGCCCCGGTATATTTTTTAATTTTATTCCTTGACGAAATAAAAAAATAAGATATAGTTATATACAGAAAGCAAGTGGCTGTGCGGTGCTTGCATTCTTGACTGCCTTCGGGAGTCACAACAACCTTGCTTATTAAAGGAGGAAACAAAATGAGCAATTTAGTACGATACAACACACCTAGTCTTCTTGGACGCAGCATCTTTGATGAACTGTTCGGAGACTTCCAATCACTAGCGAGAAAGTCAACCTCGGGTTATCCTGTGGCTGACATCTTCTCTAACGAAGACGGGAGTACAACTCTTGAGTTCGCTCTCGCAGGTTTTAGTAAAGAGGATCTTAGCATTGAGATTCAACCAGAGAAAAGCAGTCTAACTGTGCGTGCGGAAGCCCACGGCGATGGGGACAGCAATAGACGTATTGCCCGCCGGAGCTTCCAAAAGACTTTTGTGAACTATGACAGCAACCTTGACCTCACGGCGAGTACTGCTGACTTTCACAACGGGCTATTGACAGTCACTATCCCTCGGAAGGCTGAAGTCCAGCCTGTTATTATTGATATCAACTAAGGTATCAAAAATACGCACAGCCAAAAGGAGGGGGGCAACCCCCTCCTTTTTCTTAGGAAATCAAAAAAAATTCCAAATTACTATAAACCATCCCAGGGTGTGTTATAGTAGATTCACGGTCAACTAACCAGTAAAGGAGAATACAATGGGTATTGATCTTGATAAAATGCGGCAAAAGCACGCCGCTCTTACCAACCGAGGCGGTGATGCCTCTGATAACTTTTGGAAGCCTGATGAAGGCACGCACCAAATTCGTTTGGTTTGTCCGCCAGACGGCGACCCCTTCTTTGAAGCGTACTACCACTATGGTATGGGCGCAGAAGGAAAGACCACCGTTCTCAGTCCACGGACCAACGGTGATGCTGATCCCATCGCAGAGTGGGGAACCCGCCTTTGGAACGAGGGCACTGATGGTTCTAAGGAAGCAGCAAAACGCTTCTGGCCTAAGATGCGTATCTTCGCCCCCATCGTCGTTCGTGGCGAGGAAGACAAGGGCGTTCGCTGGTGGGGCTTTTCCCGCACCACCTACC